AAAAATATTCAATTCTCCACGACTGAATCCGCCATACAGGATCTTGTCCATCTGTGGCCAACCGGTTGATACCTGTCCACCCGAGTTGAAATACTTGTCAATACGAGCACGCGGATCGGCCCAGTAATCTGTGCCCATGTCTTTGGTCAAACTAATTTGAACTGCATCTTTGATCAGTTTTTCTACCGGATCATATTCACCTTTTTCCAACAGGTCTGCACTTTTAAGAATTGCACGCTCTAGTTCTTGTCTTCGAGTAAAGCCTTCAAACTCAGTCATAAACCACTCAAAGTGGCCCTCATTTAAATCAGGAATATGTTTAAGTTCTACTCCGGTTGCAGCCTTGATCTGATCTGGGCCAGGCAGGGTTTTATATTCATTGCTGTGCCGGGCAATAAACTCTGCTACTGGTCTAAGACTGCGATCAAAGTTTTCAGGATTATAAATGTTCTGCACACGCACATACGACTCTGCGTCTTGTAACATCATTTCTAAGAATAGTTTTTGGACATCAAGTCCGTAATCTTTTAACAAGTTGTTTCTTCCTTAGTTCTATTTTAATCTTACTGGTTTCTCGAGCCTGCATTATAGTTATCAATGTAGCTAGCTTGCCCATGCAAATTACTGCATCGTTTACGTCTTTGATACCCGTGGGCCACTCAGGCATGCTAACAGCCCAGCCTAACTCCATGGCACGATCTACCAGTTTCATACCAGCTTCATCTTGATCGGGCACTACAACAACCTCACGCCCTAGGCTGCGTATAAGTCTAACTTGTGCGTCATTAATCTCTGCGTGTAGCACTGCTAGTCCGTTAATGCTTAGTGCATCAAACACACCTTCAACTACAATAGCAGTCTGCCACTTGTTCTTTTGTAAATCGGTGCCAAATACATAACCATGCTGTATGTCTTGAATATACCTAGGAGTGCGATCGTCTAGGAATCTTGTTGTATGCCCTACTACCTGATTGTTGTGGGTAAAGGGAATCACAATGCCGGGGCGAGGCATTGTTTTATATAAGAATGGATAGTCTAGTGGAATCTGTCTACTACGCAAATATTCCATGGCTAGCTCATTTAATGGTTCTGTTGTTACAGGCAAGTCTCGGTCTTCAAATTCAATTGCGTGTAACCGTTGTATTACTTCTTGACGTTCTCCCAGTAAGCCTTCAATACTTTTATGTTTAAGACTTTCAAAATTGACTCGTTCAATTTCCTCAGTAGGAACATTTAGCCACTCTAATAACTTACGAGCTTTAAATGTTAGATTTCTACCTAATACAAAACTAGCAGTATATCCACAATTAAAACAGTGGTATGACCAAGAGTTATCTGGTGATGGTTTGATACCACCTCGTTGTCTTTTATCTGGTGTGTCGCCACGATGAACGCAACAAGGTGCGTTGAAACTTATCCAACCACTGGCTGTTTGTTTTCGTTTGCTAGGTAAAAAAGAAACCACATCAATCATGCTACAATTATAACACGATTTTTGGTAAACTTCAACAAGTTTTGGTTTTATCTATAGAGCAAATCAACCACATAGCCGGTGCTGATCAGCACTGCAGCCCCACCGCCGCCGGGTGGTTGTGGGGCAATGACTCCGCTTCCGTAACCTGTGTTGGGCAGATACCAGTAACCAGAACCACCATGAGTCACAATAATTTCTGTGACTACACCGCCCGATATCACAGCTTCGGCTGTGGCTCCGGCTCCGTCGCCAATGATATCAACTTTGGGTGGAGCCAAATAGCCACTTCCACCATTGACCACTGAAATGCCGGTGACTACTCCATTCTCAGTTGTAGCGGTAGCTATGGCTGGACTACTCGGTTGATCCGGAACGGCAAAGATACTGTTGTTAAAACACATACGCACAATTGGATACCATCCAACAATATTGTGATAGATCGTGCCGGTATAATTGTAGTAAGTTTGAGAATCACTTACATTGTAAAATACACTTTGGTAATTTTCTGCGGCCTGCGCCTTAATCGTTCCTGTGTAGCCATCTAAGGTCATTTGAACTGTTGTAACTGAGCTGGTAGGTTCGATAAAACTGCTAAAATATTCGGTATTTAAAAAACTGTTCCAGTAGTTGCCACCATTGGGATTGCCGGCCCAATAAGGATTGGCCGGATATTCGCCCCAGGCTGTTCCACCGTAACTGACCTGACTGCTGAGTCTAGTAGTGGGAATTGTAAGAGGTGCACTCGGAACATATTGTGGCAATACCGAATCAACAATATTTACTGGTGCGCGAGCTCCTGCTTGGGCATCTACAAATACTGCATCGCTGTAGCCACCCCCGGGCTGTGTTCGTTGAATACTATAATTGGCAGGTTGTGCCAAGACTTCTAATAGTTGACTGCCACTAAACTGCACTTTTGCGCGACCGGTAACACCATCTAATATGACCATTGGTTGTTCCAGTAGCAGTTTGTCGCCTTCGGTGCTGATTACCCTGAACATAAACGATGAACCCGTGATATCAACTGGTTTTTCTTGCTGATTAATAAACTGAAATAACAGCACATTATCAACACCTTTGTTTATGGTTAGGACTTTTGCGTACACTGGATTATACCTATAAAGAAATGTATCGCCCACACCCGTGGTGTCCATGCACAAAACTTGGGTGACCTGTTGATAGATATAGACTTGGGTAGAATACATACAGAGTATTTAGCGCCTTTAGATTCCAATGACAAATTGGTTTGGTAAATATCCGTAAGATATGAACAATGATTTTTTTGAAAAACTGGCCAAAAAATACCCGTTTATAACTCTGTGCGTTTATGCAGAAACGGAATATGTGGGTATTATACAAAATCAAGATGATGCTATAACCACCATCTACGATTTTGGGGCCATACAAGACCTAGAAATAAAACGACAATTTATTGAGTTGGCCAACACCTGGTGGTGGGAAAGTAATCGTAGTATACCTATCAATATATTTCTCAAAGGTGATTGGGACCGGTTCAAACCCTATCTCAGAACTTTTACCAACAAGGATCTTGAAATCGTTCACGGTCCCATCTGCAGTCTCAGCGAAATGGGTCGCAGAAAAAGCAAAAGAAAATCTATTACGTTAGTCAGACGACTGGAGTAGATTCATGTGCAATGCCACTAAGGCTGCATATCCAATGGCATGAGCATGTTTAAAAACAAACCCACGACTGTCATTGCCGTCCCAAACAGATTCAAAAACTTCACTCCAGGGTCGGTTTTGTAAGTGTGCCTTGCCGGGTCTAATGATTGATATAAATGCAGCCATTCTTGGAATGCTGTCGGGCTTCATTGATGCAAGCAGATCTGTATAATTACCCACGTGAACTAATTGTTTTGCCCAGTCTGGATCAATCCACAACCGACTCCAGTTGGGTTCTTGAGCCAGCATTTGTTCATAGTGTTCTGGACTTTTAACTAGTTGATATACCGACATATTCAACAAGTCAATTTTAAAATAACCCAGTTGTTCGGCTGTTTCATAATCTATAGCAGAACATTCATTAATAGGGTCGTAGGGAATATCTGTGACATAAACTCCACTATTATGGCAACGCACTTGTCCTTGAGTCGTTTGACGTGCCGGAGTAGTGTAAATTAATTTGAGTAGTTGTTCTCTGTCGGCTAAGTCAATATCAATATCTGCGCTCATTACCAACCTGCTTTCTGTAATATATCCTTGGCATATTCTTGGTCTGCTGGATAGTCCTGAAACTTTTTCATCCAGAAGTCTGCATCAATGTAGGGCCATATCATAGCTACCTGTGTGGCATCTAACTCGGCTAAAAACTTTTGCCCAGATTCGCTATTATAAATGATCCAAGGGCTGATACGACCTGTGTTTACAGCATAAACCATGGCATTGGTGTTGCCGTAACGCAAGCAATCTTCTGCTGGGTGCCCACTCTTTTCACTCCAATCAATACCAAACTCCATGGCTCTAGCCAAGGCATCATTCACATTCTCTACACGCAGGTAGTCTGTCAGATATTCGGTATATACTGTGTCCTTGGCCCAGTGATCAATCTTTTTGTTTTGTTTCAATACCCATCGCACAAACTGTTCTGGATTGACGGCCCGTATATCTACACAATACCGACCAAACTTCACAAAGGCCTTGTAATAAGGACTATCAGCAAAGTCATCAAATGTTTTTAATCGAGCACTGCCCTGTGTAAGTTCATAGAACTTGATGTATGCATGGAAACCCAAGCGCACACCTGCTTCATTTTGTTCCTGGCGGCGACGACGCGGTTCACATGAATGCACCGCAAGACTGGACTCCTTCATAAAGTCCTTCTTACAATACTGACAGATGTGGGTCATTTTTTAACTTCTTGTCCACTTGCTTTTAAGTATGCATCAATATCTTTTTTAGTATTGATCTCAGACATTAAATCTATTTCATCATCTTTAAGGTGCGGATATAATTCAGCCAATTGTTTTCGAATACCTGTGGCACCAGCTTCTC